TTGACGAACTTTATTCTTCAGAAACCTATAAACGATTGTGTAATCCTGCTTGTAGTTTGCATTATGAAGGGGCAGTATATGTATTCTCGTATTTGGAAAACGAGATAGAAACAGGTGTGGTCTGTTGATCCATCAAACAATATTTGATTAGCCTTTAACTGGGCCCGATTTTAACGGGACACTAATGATTTATATATAAAAAATAAGGGGAAACATATATACTCACAATGGTTTAATTCCGGCAAAACGAAATGTGCTCGATTTGAAAAACGAAACGTGCAAAAATCGGGAAAAACGAAACGTTCTAAAAAATTCGCACACACGACACTTTAAAACAACAAAAAAGCAGTCCAAAACGGGCTGCTTTTATAGTTTTTGAACGGCGAACAAACAGTGTTCAAACGAGGTTCAAATTATGCGGCATTAGACTTCACGAGCATCATATCTTTGTAACCTGCATCATAGTTCACATGCGCATTGAACTCGAAACGCTTACAACCTTCGAACGGATTGCCGAGCGTTTTATTCTTGCCTAACCATTCACAAAGCTCAATGATAGACGACTTATCTGATGTAAAATAAACAAACGGCTTTCCTTTGAGCACATTCAACACATCGAGATAGTCAGACAAATGCCAGTACATTTTGTATGTTCCAACCTCTGTTGATAAATATGGAGGGTCAACTATAAATACGACATTCGGCTCGTCTTTATACTTTTCGTATAGGTCACGATAGTCACATGATACAATCGTCAAACCTTCCAGATAGTCCTCACCTGTCGGGTAGTCGTTCTTTCGGATATTATTGTATAATGTCTGCTTCTCCATTTCCTCGATGCTCAGTTCGTACTTCATCGAGAACATCACCGATGCCGAGATTGTTATAAAATCAATATAGCCCACCGTTTGCTCCTCATGTCTCAAACGTTCAAACATCTTCTCACGCATCACACCATCTATCCGCTTGTGCTTTGGCGTATTGCCAACTATCTCTCGCAAATCAGCGAGCAGCGCATTTGTCTGAGGTATATGTGCCAATCGCTCGCGGTAGTTGTCGTAGTCGTTATATACCACAGTTGCCTCTGGACGCAAATGCTTCGTTATATGGGACAGCAAACCGCTGCCACCGAACAAATCCACAAACACCGTTTTGTCGTTGAACTGGGGCAGAATCTTGATATACTCCTTTGCAAACATGCGCTTCTGTCCGACAAAAGGCAGAGGTGCTGCCATGTGCATTTTCCCTCTCATACGTTCAGTTCAAATTTTATATTATCCTCACCAGCGAGAAGTCGTTCAGTGGGTTTTATGTTGTTTTCATAGATGTGTACATTCGCCAGGTTCAGCGTGATAGACTTTAGCGGCAAGTCTATCTGTCGAGCCATCAGATAAAGGTGGTAAATGTCTGAAGGCAGTCCGAGGTTTGCATCGGAGCTGCGCTGATATGCCGACACAACCAATGCACCGTCCTCTATTTGAAATTGCACAAGGCTCAGGCACGGTGCCTGGTTGCTCTCTGCATCCGTTGCTCCGAGAAACAGTACATAGTTTTTGCTGTTGCGTTTCTCCTTGTTGATGCGCTTAATAAGTGGCGGCAGTTTCTCCATATAGGTCGGGTAACTGTTCACCAATGTCTGGCCACAGTAGTCCCACCAAGCTATGCCAGCCTCACGGTATCGCTCCACATTGCGCTCTCCTTGCATAAACAGTTTCAGCTCTTCTTTCAGTTTCTTCCTCGCTATGCCGTGGCTCTCAAATATGTCGAGCAGGTCAGCCGGTGTGAGCGTCAGCTGCTCGTTGAGCAAGTATTTTATCTTGCCTTTTTTGTTCTGTTGGGTCTTGCCTTCAGCAAGCACCTTCCCCAATAATAAATAGTATTTGTTCATCGTATTTTACTTTCGATACGGCAAAGTTACCACGCTTCCGCATCAAAAAGTAACACCACGAGCAAATCACACTGCAAGCCTTTTGCAGCACGTTTTCAAAAGCCTTGTGCTTTATCCCCCGAGCACCTGAGTGCTACACTCTCGACCATATCGCTTGATGAGTGTGTACACCTTGCGCTCGCTCACATGATAGCGATCTGCAAGTGTTGCTACAATGTATGAGACCTTTTCGCCACCACCGAGCATCACGCGATAGTCGTTGTACAAGTCTATATATTCCACATCTTCGATGCGTATCCCTGCCTGTTGTAGCCTTTTTAACGGCTCGCGGTTAAAATTCAATATCTCAAATACTTTCATTTTCAACTAAATTATGTACCTTTGTATCGCCAATCATTTATAACACAAAAAAACACGAGAGTGCAGCAGGAGGCATACAGCCCCCGGTTGTGCACTCTCGTGGTGTTGTGTTAATAAATGATTGGCGTCTATATTAACAGGCCGGGGGCTTTTTTACATCCTCCCCCGAAGGGATTTTTAAGCGCTGTACTTGCTCAAATCTATTGCATCTTTATTCTTCCAGCCATTTTCCAGCATCTCTTGTATATGCTTAACGGCTTTCGTGTAGAAATCTGCAAGTTCACCAAGCGTTTCAAACGTATGGTACACTGGACTTTCATCAGTGCCGAACTTAAATGTCACGGGCAGCGTTTTCCCGTCCGTCTGAACGGCCAAATCGTATGCAGCCTTATAGTTGTACTGGTTCTCTTGCGAGAGCCACACAGGGGCTCCTTCATAGCTGAAGCCCGACAATATTGCTGCATCCGTTTGTTGGTTATACCATTTTCTCACGAGGTCTTTTATTTCCTCGTCAGTCGGCTTGTGTGTCAGTTCTGCCTCCATGTAGTCAGCAGTTCCGTCATCATGTTCTTGCACGTCCCAACGAACGCGCCACTTGTTTTTGATGGGGTTCACGCATTCAAGCAGTTTCACCTCCAAACTTCCTTGTGCTCTTTTCATCAACTAAAAACGTACTTTGTTCTACCTTTGCCGAAGGTTTCCGCCTTGATGGTAGTCTCGAATGGGAAACCGTCGGGCATTTCACTCACTTGTTGGAGAATATTTTTCATCTCCTCGCTGTTGGTGAAGAACTTCTTCGGCTCGCCGTTCTGCTCGATGGACACGACACAGCGATCCTCGCCCTGGCTGGTTTTGACTCCGACCTCGAAGTCTTTTACCACGATGGGCAGGTTCACCAACTCGCGGATGCTTACCACCGCACCCGCAAATCGCTTCTTGCCGTCTTCAGGCTTGTAAGCGACATTCAAATCCTTAAATGATTTCATTTTTTTGCCTGTTAATTTATAAAACAAATTTCGGCAGCAAGCGTGCTTGGCCATCCCATAGAATGACGCAATCAGTTCTCGCCGTCTCTTTCTTGACTTGACTTTGTGTAGTTTCCTTGCATACTTCTTCTTGACGCGCTTGCGCAGTAGTGAGTATGATTCGTTGAATGTCACATACCCCAGGAAGTCGATTCCTTGCGCTGAAGGGAACACCCTTTCGTTTTTCTTGATTTCAAGGTCAATTTTTTCGACTTGCTCATGTACAATGCCGTGTGCCAGCCAATTTTCTTGCTTGTTGCCACAGAGCACTCTGCCGTCATCGCAATAACGGTAGAAATGGCGGATGCCGTATTTGTCTTTCAGATAATGGTCAAGGAACACGGACAACAAGAGGTTGCCGGAAGGCTGCGAACTCCGCAATCCGAAGCTGATGCCCTCTGGCAGGAGATGAAGGAAATGGTCCAGGAGTGACAGCAGGGTCTTGTCTTTGAATACTCTGCGGTAGCACCACATGACAAACTCAGGCTTAGTATTGTCATAGAAATGCTTGATGTCGAACTCGTAGCAGTAGCGTGTGCCTTCGGGATCACGTTCCATGTCCAATTGCATGCACTTGCGTAGGTCATGTGTGCCACGCTTCTTGATACTTGCTCCAGTCGTCCTGATAAAACGCTTATGCAGATGTTGGTCCACCACGTTAATCACGGCATACACAGCGATGCGGTCGTACATGGATAGAATCTGCAGGTGTCTTACTTTGCCATTCTCACAGATGATGCGTTCATGATAGCTGCCGAGTCGAAAGGAACCGTTAGCAAGTTTTGCAGTCAGTTCTGCAATCACCTCCTCGCGGTGTGCGAGCAGATAGCGTCCTTGACGGCATTTCTTGCGCTTCTTCCCACGCAGTACACGGTCAAACGCCTCCGACATATTGCCGTAGGACGTTATCTCTTGCATGATATAGCCTTCTCTGTGCATGGTCTTCTTTTTGTGATGGAAGATAAGGGCCTTCCTTTCCCCGGGCCAAACTTCTTCGAATCGTTACCGATCTACCAAACTCTATTGCCCGACACTTGATGTTTCAGCTTTCCACCTTGACATAGATGCTTTTGCTGTGGCTCGTTTCCCTCGGCTCCACATTAGGGACACGTCCCCGTCGTTGTACGCCGATTAGTTAGATTTCCAGGCGCGAGCCGACATTCGCATTCGCATTCGAGGCATCGTTATTCGCATTCGCATTCGACACACCGCCATTCGCGTTCGCATTGTTGTACCCGCGATAGACCACACGGCCAGATGCCGAGCTGAACCAGTATTTGTCAGAATAGTAAGTGCTGCTCGATCCGCTCACGGCACCAACTGGCACAACGGCCATCCATTTGCCATGAGCCACTGC